TAGTTTGTTTTGCTGACGGTAATAGGAAACTGCCATATATTATTGGTTGTACCTTCCCTCCAATGCTTACTCATATGGTACCAGGTGTTCCTGCAGGAAAAAGTTACAGCGAAGCGGGTATTAATGTTCCTGTAGCAGAAAAAAATGCTCGGGATGAAAAAACCACACACAACGATGCTACCCGCCCAATGCATGTTGACATTGCTGAGTGGATTGTTAAACAAGGACTTATTAATGATCCTCTAAGAGGCGCAGGTACTAGCGGATCTAGACGCGAAACACCTAGCGAAGTATTTGGTATTTTAACACCAGGACCACCCGATCCTAAAGATCCAAAATCTAGAATGGGTGGCCATCAATTTGTTATGGATGACGGTTTAAGATCCGGGTCACGCCATATTAGATTGCGTACTGCACAGGGTAATCAAATATTAATGGACGATATGTTAGGCCTAATATATTTGATTAATAAGAAAGGCAATGCTTGGTTTGAAATGGATATGAACGGCCATGTTCAGATCTACGCAGAAGGTGGTATCAGTATGCGTACCCGCGGTAACTTTAATCTCCGAGCAGACAAAAATGTTAATATTGAAGCGGGTAACGACGTTCAAATTCGTGCTGCCGGTGACAATGTGGGTGTACTTTCAACCTATGACTATCTAGGTCCAAATCCCATGAGTGCGGTTGGTAAAGGCCCGCTAGGTACCGGCGGCGATGTGAGAATTGAAGCAGCAGGACAAATGAGTGCGCTAGCCACTACCAGTATGAAACATACTGCACTAGGCGGCGACTATGATCTTAGCGTTGGCGGCCTAATAAGAATGACAGCAGGTAATCCTGCGCCTGCCCCAACAGGTGGTATTACACTTACCACCCCAGGTGGAATATTATTAGATTCTGCACTAGAAACACGGGTGCAATCAAAAACAAGTGTAGGAATCTCAGCAGCAGCTGGTGCAGTAAATATAGTTGGCGGTCCACTTATTAATTTAAACTCAAGTGTTCTACCTCCTATTATTCCCGTTCCGGCAAAAGCTGCAACACAAATGCCACTCACTGCAAGTAAAGATCAGCCATTTGATGCACCTAAGTTTAATAGAGAGGCTGCATTAAAAGGTACCACAGCATTAGAGGGTGGCGGATTACGAACTGGTAAAGTAGACAATGTACAAAGCATTGTGGCAAACTTTATTACCGCTGAACCGTTCTCCGGCCACTCAAACGCAGACCCAACTAAAGAAAACCCAAGAACAATTGGTAATAACAAGGCGTTTGTCCCAGGTGCACCTGGGGCAAGTCCGGGCAACAGGTCAGTTCCTGCAACAGTAATTAATGCTAATGGCACAGTTTCTGTTGGTACAGGATATGCTGATGCAAACGGCAACTTAGTTACTGGTTCACGGCCAACTGGAGGATAAACATGGCAAACACTACACCCACAGGAAATACACCGGCCGGAACAGGCTCAACACCAACTACACCGGCGCCAGCGCCTAGTGATAAAAATGTTTCTAGCGTAAAAGATTTCCAAAAAAATGTTACCGACCTTAACAGAGAAAAATTTAATCAAGCCCAAGCAGCATTAGCGTCAGCGCAAGCTCTTTTAAATAAATTTGCTGATATTGCTAGAGATCCTCGAGGTGCAGCAATTGCAGCAGCACAACAGGCTGCTTCCGATGCTATTAAAAACAGTCCTCTATATAAACAATTAAACAATATTATGAATAACACTGAGTTAGCAAATTTAAGAAATCTGCTCGGCACTAATAATATTAGAGACCTTGCAAAGTCGCTAAATGTCGTAATACCGCCAATTAGATTTCCAGTAACTAACGAAAATCTAGATAAAGTTATTGGTATAGCCAAGCAGTTAAAAGAACTTGAAGCACAGCTACGGGCATTTGCAATCAGCGGCAATACTGGTTTGCCTGGTGCATTAACAGATGCTGCATTTACAAATATGATGAATGACATTAGGGACATTATGTCTACATCAAAGGATAATGCTGAAGCACTAAAGCGACTAGAAGATGCTGGATACAAAATTATTTCCGACCCTCCAGGAACAATTTTTGAAGATGCAGCCGGAAACAAGATTGTTGACTTTTCAAATGGTCTAGGACCAATTGGTACAAGTTTGGGCTTGTTAGCTGATCTTAACAAAGCATGGGAAGATGTAAAAGGCAGAATCATTGCACCAATGAGTAATAATCAAACCCTTGCAATGGCTAGCTTCTCTAATCATATTGGTGCAGAAAACTTTTTAAACAGCGATGTTTTAATAGCACTAAACGAATTAGCTTATGCTGAAGTACCTAGATTGCTAATGGGATGGGTGATGGGTTCACCTCCAGGCGGCGTTGGCGCCGCCGTATTTAGACAGGATTATTACGACAGACGACTATATGAAGCTGAACTATTCCAAACCCCGGACGACGTAGATATTTCTCCACCGCCGGGCGTGAATCCAGGCGAATTAACATTTGCACAGCTGGCAGCAATTCTCGAATTAAGAAGAACCAGCTACATTGAACAAAAAATAAGAGAATTTGGTTCCGCATAAGAATATAGGGCCTTTCGGCCCTATATTTTTTCTACGCTCTTACATAACCATTTAGTGCTTACGCACGCTTGATCATATTTTCCATTTCAGCAAATTCGTTTGGCAGGATGTTGTTGTTGTAACGGAAGTTGCCTGTTAGATTGATTGTATCAAATAACACATACTTCTTAGTTACAGAATCATACAGTCCCATGCTAACGAACTTTCTGCTCTGATCAAACATACGCAAGAATCGATCAGTACGGTGTTCCTTATTGTACTTCTCGGCGCTAGCGCAGATTTCATCAAACTTTTTTGAAAGTTTATTACGCATTTTCATGCTCTCAACTTAGGGTTAAACCAATAGTGATCTATTTCTAAATCACCGCCCATGTAGCTATTCACTACAAGTCTTAATATACATGTTTTTAAATTTTTTGTCAAGCGAAAAATGGCCTAATTAAAATATCTGTTAAAGAATATGATAAATAATTGTATGGCAAAATTCAAAGGTCTCAGTACAGTTGACAAGGTTAGAGCACCATACACTCTAGTCGATAGTGCGCTTGTAAAGCGAGATTTATTGAATACCTTTTATACAAAGAAGGGCGAAAGACTGATGCGTCCTAACTATGGTAGTATCATTTGGGACTTGCTAATGAACCCCGAGGATAGTTATACCAACAGTGAAATTATTGATGATGTAAAAAAGATAATTGATGCTGATCCCCGAGTAGAATATATTGATGCAACAATTTATACACTAGAACAAAGTATCAGAATTGAAGTAGTTTTAAAAATTCTTCCATTTAATAATCCTGATACATTGTATCTAGAGTACACAAGAAAGATTATTGAGGGCGCAGACTAATGTCTCTAGTAGCAAGACAAAATAACTTATTTGCGGCAGAAGACTGGACCGTAGCTTATAAAGCATTCACTAGTGCTGACTATCAAGCCTACGATTATGATACAATTAGAGCAGCTCTAGTAAATTATGTTCAGCAAAACTTCCCAGAAAATTTCAATGACTATTTAGAAAGCAGTGAATTTATTGCTATCATTGAAATGCTGGCATATCTATCTCAAACACTAGTGTTTAGAATGGATCTAAACACTCGAGAAAACTTCTTAGAGTCAGCTGAGCGACGCGATAGTGTATTCAAACTAGCTCGTATGTTGGGGTATAATCCCAAGCGTAATTTTACATCAAGTGGATTAATGAAACTTACTTCTGTGCGTACCACAGAGCCACTAACAGACAGTTTAGGTAATAACCTGAGCAATCGCCAAATTTATTGGAACGATGCCAATAATCCACAGAGTTATGAACAGTTCATTACTATTGTAAATGCCGCTATGGCAGGATCAAATCGCTTTACTTCTCCTTATAAGGTTGGTAGAGTTGGTGGAATTGATACCGAACTATACAGAATTGCAACACCGGTTACTGCACCTATTACATATAATATTGAAGTGAATCTTAATGGTGCAAGCACAGCATTTAATATTATCAATCCAAATTTTGTTGACAGCGGATTCTTTTACGAAGAAACCCCCGATCCAACAAACTTGTTTAATTTAATTTATAGAAATGATGGGCTAGGATTACAAAGCAGCGATACTGGTTTCTTTGTTATGTTCAAACAAGGATTATTAGATTTCGTAGATTTTGAATTTACATCACCGATTCAAAACAGATTTGAAGATCTAGCTGTACCAAATATTAATGAAACCGATGTGTTCCTACAAAAGATCAACACTTCAGGTGGTGTACTAGAACAATGGGTACAGGTACCAAACTTAATTGGACAGACACTAAATTATAACAGCGAATTGTTTAATACAAGAAACTTGTATTCTGTTGAAAACCTAAACAACGGCGGCATCAAATTAAAATTCTCAGACGGTAACTTTGGTAATATTCCAATTGGTGTTTATCGTTTGTGGTATCGAACCAGTTTACCTGAGCGTTATGTAATTCAACCTGAGGATGCTCGTAATTTAACAATTACAATTCCTTATGTGAATAACAAAAATCAAGGCCAAGCACTAACTGTAACTTTCCGTTTAGAAAAGAAAGTTTCTAATAGCTTGCCGGCAGAGTCGCTGCAATCTATTAAACAGCGAGCACCGCAGGTATATTATACGCAGAATAGAATGGTCAGCGCACAGGACTATAATGTATTTCCATTAAGCCAAAGCACTAACATTACTAAGATCAAAGCTATTAACAGAACTCATGCAGGCCACAGCAGATACATTGACATCAACGATCCAACCGGCACATTTCAAAATGTTGATATGTTTGCCCGTGATGCTATTCTGCTTACTGAGGAATTTAATAAAACAGATACCATTATTATCAATGATAACACTACACCTGCAGAAGTAACTTCGGGTATTTTACCTAACCTATTGAAAACACAAAGTTTGAATAACTTTGTTTATTACGGTTTGAGAAATCTTTGGAGTGATTATACTACTAATAAGTTTAAAGTAAACAGCTTAAACATTAGATGGGAACCCCTACCGCAAAAGCTCAGTAGTGATGTTGGTTACATGACAGAAACTTTTAGTAGCGGTACTAAAGTTGTTATGACTAATAACGACACTAGAACAGCAATGTTCAGAGAAAATAATTTTATTAAGTTTGTGAGCTCAGAGGATTTAAGTTACAAGTGGGTTAGAATTTTAGGTGTTACTAATAATGGTGCATTAACAAGCGGTCTGACATCAGGTACCGGATCATGGACTTTAAGCAGTGAAATCCCACAGGGTTGGTTCGCTGACGAAATGATTACAAGTCTGAGAAAACTGTTCACAGGCGCCGAAGCATCAATAATTCAATTTGCTATCACAAATAGACAAACTTTTGGTTTAGGCTACGATATGACGCTAGATCAATGGTATGTAATTGAAAGTCAAAACTTAGATAAGGACAGCGACTTTAGTCCAGCTAATGCTAAAAATACTTCCGGTTTAGGAAAAGATTCTTCATGGTTAGTATTAATGGAATACTCACCAATTGATAATTTTAGATATCGATATAATGTAACACTTCGCGGAGAACACTATGTTGTACAAAGCCGCGACGAGTTAAAATTCTATAATGTAAAGAATATTAAAGTTGTTGATGTAACAAATAAATCCTCACAGGATTCAATCACATTCACAACATTGAATACTGCACCAGGTTCAGCTGAAATGTTTGAATGGTACAGAAAGGACAGTGAAACATATGGTTGGAGAAATACATCAACTGGATCATTTCACATTCCTAGAGCCTATGCTACTGACATTGCACTAAAAACTCGAGATACTAAATGGTTTGACATTAGTGTTTCGTGGAAAAGTAATTTTGGTTTATTTGATGTGTCTGCCGCAGGAACCAGTTCAAACCCAGTAACAAGAATCGCAAATATCATTAATCCATCAACGGGTAATCGATATGTAGGCGAAGCCACAGTTGCGCTGAACACATATTTTGACGACGGTACACAATCTGCACTTACAAGTAATATAACTATCGCAAACAATACCGGTCAAATTTCTAGAATACCAAGTTCAATTGTAATACCGTTTGATTCTACAACATTTGGTAAAAACATTTTAGATGCTAACGGTAATATCACTTATCGTCAGTTTGCAAACAGTAGCGTCAATGAACTTATTTTTCATGGCAACGCAGTATGCTATTCATACGGTGCATCAGGTACAGTAATTGATACTACACAAAATGGACGACTATTTTTAGCCAATGCTAATGTTACCGCAGGTACCGGCAATCTAGTATATAGTAGACTAGAAGAAAACGATTATTTTATTTCCAAAGATAAGTTTACATCATACAAAGATCAAATAATTGTAAACTACAAAACTAGCAAAGACAAGATTGTAGAACCAATTGAGTGGCAAGTTGTAGATGTTTACAAATACGCAGACGGATATGTTGATCCTCGTAAAGTAATTGTTGCACCGGTAGACAGTGATGGTGATTTGGTTCCTGATAGACCATTACAGTTTAGCGAATATGTAGATCGCGATGATGTAATGGCATACGAGTACTATACCGATTTTGACGGATATAATTACGATCGCCCGGTATATAATGTAATATTAGATTATCGTAACGAAAACTCATTGAACATCAATTTTGCTGATAATACAGTTAGTGCCAGCAGTTATAAACTGGAATACCGATTATCTGCGGTTGATTGGCTATTAGTCAAGGAATTAAATGTTATTGCAGCAGGCGGCTCATCAGCCCAGCCTTTAGAAAATAATCAAGGTAAAGCAGCAGGCATTAAAGTGTATGCTGAAAAAGAAGATAAAGTTTATCTGATGACACAGCAGAGCACCGACCCAATGAGTGTATATCCTGTTGAAACTACAGACTTCTTTGTGGTGCGCGGTCGCGGCCCAACACAAAATACTGCTGCAAGTAATTTTGATCAAAGCATTATTCGTTGGGAGCATGTTGCACCTAAGGATGTGCGTATTGATCCAAGCATAAGTAATGTAGTTGAAATGATTGTATTAACTAATACCTATTCAAATTTAATCAATGAGTGGAAGGCTGCACCTAGCAGAACAACATTCCCTCTACCGCCTACCAGTGCTGAATTAGCAAATGAATTCAGCAAACTAAACGAATATAAGTCGGCTAGCGATACATTAGTATTTAGAAGTGCTAAATTTAAATTACTGTTTGGGTCTCTAGCAGATATGAACTATCAAGCTAAATTCCGTGTAGTTAAACTTAACAATCAATTAAGTGATAACGAAATTAAAACTAGAATTTTATTAGCAATCAATGAATATTTTAATGTTACTAACTGGGAGTTTGGTGAAACATTCTACTTTACAGAATTAAGTAGTTACATACACCAGCAACTTGGAAGTGCTATTGGTACAATTGTAATTGTGCCTCGAATATCTACAGGAACTTTTGGAAACTTATTCCAAGTAAAGGCAGATCCAAATGAATTATTTTTAAGTGTAGCAACTGTTGACGATATTGAAATAATTGAAAAATTAAATTCAAACACTTTAAGAACTGATCGTTAAGGTATAAGAGTAATGTCAGAGAATAAAATTTATAAAAAACTACCAGGTGTATTACAAACAACTGCTATCAAAAACTTTTTTGAAAGTACTGTTGAGCAATTGTTTAGTAAAGCCAATTCAGAAATCATCAACGGTTTCGTTGGCGAAAGAAGTCCTGAAAATCATAAATCAGGTGCTGCTTTCTTACAGGAAGAAACGGCAACTAGACAGTTTTATAGTCTTTCACCAGTAGTTAATACTATCAATGTTGCAACCGGCGACAGCGAAAACTTAATCTTCTTTGATGAACTACTTGACACACTAAAAACCTATGGTGTTGATACTAAGAATCAAAATAAGATTTTTGGAGAGAACTATTACTCATATCTTCCACCAATTGATACTGATAAAATTTTAAACTATCAAGAATATTTTTGGTCTGCGGACGGTCCACCGAGTATTCAAATTCAGGGTACCTTAGCAAATCCAATTGACATTGAACAAGATATTATTGGGGCAGTTTCTTATACACCTGCTTCCGGTGTTGCTCTTAAAAATGGCATGATTGTTCGATTTGTTGGTGATTATGTTATTCCTAGAGCATATCTCAATACAGATTATATTATTGAAGGTGTTGGCGAAAAGATTCGCATAGTTGAAAAAGACGACAGTTTTGAAAGTTTTGCAAGCACATCATATACTGCACTAGCAGATCCTGCTGATCAATATGACTCGTCAATTTATAGTTTAAGTGATTCTAATGTTGTATTCAGTGCAGCTAGTATTTCAAATGTAATTGTTGTAAATGCTGGTATTGGCTATGTAAATCCAACTGTATCATTTATTGGCGCAAATGATTCGCCTGCTGCTGCAACTGTAACACTTGACAGTAACGGAAGTGTTACATTGTTTACTATTACCGGGGGTGGTGTAGAATACAGCGGTCCTGTTGGTGTTATACTCAACGATATTAGCGTAACAGCCAATGTTACTGTTGGTGAGTTTGCTTCTTATGGACTAAATCCTATTGTATCTAAAGAATTTACTTTAAGTACTAATACAAATATTAAAGTTGGGCAAGTAGTAACAGGTTTTGTTTCAGGTATTGTTGATACAATCTCATCAGCTTTTGATTCAACTGCTAATACTTGGGTACATACATTAACACTAGAAGACGCACAAACTTTTAGTTACGCTGAAGCAAACACAAATCCAACATTATCATTTACTGGTAGAGATTTCCTAGGCGAAGTACGCAGAAATCTAATGCATACGATTACTAGTAGTAATGTTGATGTTTTGGCCTCGCAGGTAGTTACAGGTATTAATCCTAATACTGGAGAATACTACTTTAGAGGCGGGCAGTATTCTTTTGATAAAAATTTAACTACACTCGAAGGGGGTGATGGTGATAACGATACCGGCGACTTAAAGTGGGGCGGCCGCAAAAGTGAAATTGCGCCTGATTATATTTTAATTGGCCGCGGCTCAAGAAATAAGAATGTCTGGAGCCGCACAAACTTTTGGTTCCATAAAGACAACTTTATTGATGCTGGCGCAGAGGTTCCTGAGAACACATGGCGAGCTAAGAGACCAATTGTTGAATTCCACCATAATATAGAATTATATAATCACGGTGTCCGACACATTGGCTCCGCTACAATTGCAGCAACCGAGTATAAGAAAGATCAACAGTACAGTGACGGCGGTAACATTGAAGTTGGCGGCGGCGTAGTAGGCATGATGTCAGGGAGCACCATTGATGATGTTCCTGTTGAAAATGCAACACTAATTTTCCCAAATGAAGAATTAAATGTTGCAAAATATGTGTATTTGTCATACACTGACATCGAATCCGGTAGCCCAACATTTGGTAGAATAAAAGTTCGCCGCTTAGGCCATCCAACATTAAATCCATCAAATTTACTCGATGGAGATGCTGGGTTCGTTCCGTGGGAGGTTGAAGTAGGTGATGTTATTCAAATTACTTCAGGTCGATTCAATATTGGTAACGAGTACTATTGGACTGAAGAAGGCTGGAAACTAGCTCAACAAAAAATTGGCAGTAATCAGAATCCTTTATTTAATTTATACAATGATCAAGGCAACTATTTAGGCGATGAGGGTATCTATCCGGCCAGTACTTTTACTGGTAACGAAATCTTCAGCTATAAAGTTTCAACTACAGTAAACGCACCTGACGATAGTATTCTAGGATTTCCGTTATCTTATAGATCTTTCAAAGCCAGCAGTGAAATTGAATTTGAAAATGACATCATTAATCAAACTGTAAACTATACTCCGATTGGTACTACCGACAGTCAATCAATTAGTGGCTATTATTTTTATAAGAATGTTGATACTGGCCTGTTTGAAACTCACTGGAAGCCAAGTACAGAGAATAACAAACAGCGAATTATAACAACCTATAACATTGATCAATACGATGTTGACGAGCAGCAAACTGTGTTTTACATTGGTGCAATACCCAATGAAAAAATAACAGCAAACAGCGGCTACGATATTAATGTAACTGTTAACGGTACGATTCGCGAAGACTTTACCTATATTGAAGAACTGCTAAAAGTAGGATTTATTAGATTTGATAATTTTAATTTTAGTTTAAATGATTTTATTGAAATCAGTGTTGTAAGCGATACCGGATTAATTTCCCTAGAAAGAATCAGTAAATTTGAGTTGCCAATAGCATGGAGACAGGACCCAAGTAATGTAGTTGATATTATTACAATTTCTGAGCCTGAGTTCCTACCTCACTTTAAAAATTATATGGAATCTCAAGAAGGTTTCCAGGGAAATCCTTTAGGTTCAAATAACTTTAGCAACACACCAAAAGACAGTAAACATGCAAAAAACATTGTTTACACAGATCATAATCTTGTTTTGGGTGCGTTCCTACTAGACGATCAACCACATAACTTAGTCAATTCATTAAGATTTAACTCAGCTGAATACGAAAAATATAAGAACAGATTAAAGAAAGAAATCAGTAATTATTACAATTCTTTCTCAGTTGAAAACTTCTCTAACGAATATGTCCTAGAGCGTGTTCTTCGAAATTTGATTTCTTATAGAACAGGCACAAATGTCTTTAACAGAACTTATGTTGTTCCGTTTGGCGACAACTACTCAGAAGAAGTATTTGTTATTAATGATGTAACAAGAACAGAATTTGTATCAGACATTGATACTGATTTAGATAAAATTGAAAATAGTCTGCTTGTTTATAAAAAATCAAGCAGCGGTACTGAGTTATTAACTGTTGACAAAGATTATGTTATCACTGGGTACAGTCCTATTACAGTTGAAGTAACTAATGAAGTTATTTTCTTATTAGGCGATCAAATTATATTTAAGATCTACAATGAAAACAGAGATAGCGCACAATGCCCACCAACACCTAGTGTTACAGGGTTATATCCATTAACAAGACCTGAAATCATATATGATAACACGTACGAAACACCGATCCAGGTAGTTTTAGGTCATGACGGATCACGCACACCTGTATTAGGCGACCGCCGAGATGAGATTCTACTAGAATTTGAAAAGCGTGTATACAACGCTGCTAAAGCTGAATTCCGAGAAGCTAATAGTTTACCAAAACTAAACTTTACATCTGTAAAGAAAGGCGCATTCCGCGAAACAGGATTTGCTAACCGTGAATGGTTTGATTTACTAAGATTTAGTTTTGCTAACTGGGTTTCACAATATAATTTAGACTTCGTTAAAAATGAATACTTTGACGAAAATGACAGTCTTTCTTGGAACTACAGAGGTAGTTTAGATATTCCGGGTCACTGGCGTGGCTGGATGGAATATTACTATGACACTTATGAACCACAGCGCCATCCGTGGGAAATGCTAGGTTTCTTCGAGCAACCAACATGGTGGGAAGCTGAATACGGTACAGATTATAGCAGCATGAATATGCAGCTCTGGGATGATCTAGAGTATGGTATTATCCGTCAAGGACCAAGAGAAAATGTCACCAACGACAACTATCTAGTTAATAATCCTTTCAGTCGACCCGGTCTACACATGATTCTTCCTGTTGATGAAAACGGAGAATTAAGAAGCCCGTTTGATATTATTTCAACCGGCACAACTCTTAAGACGCAAGAATGGACAAATTCTAGAAGCACTTCTGCTATCACAAGTTTAGGTTCTAGCGCATATAAAGCCAATAGCTTCTTAACTGTAAATGGCTTAAATGTAAGCTATGATACTAACAATGTTTATGTTCAAGGCCGCGCTATAATTAATCACGAGATTACAAATAGAATAAACGCAGTTGGCCATAGCGAAGTTATGGAGCAGGATATATCATTTGTATATCCAAGAACTTCAGCTGGCGCAGCATCAAACATGCCAGCAAAGGCTGTTGCAGTTCTAGTAAACGGATTGCCATTACACAATCCAACTGATGTTAATACTTGGAATAACGAAGGCGTTTGGCATTACAATAAAGCTAAGGCTGAAGCACATAGCGATTTAACCTACGGTCATGCTGGAGATGATGGTGTACTTCACTATTATTATGTAGATCCGGTAATTTTAGGCCTTGAAGAATGGGATACAGCTAATCACTCACCAATTGTTGGTTGGGCATTTGATGGCTTGCCAATTTACGGTCCTTATGGTTATAAGGATCCATTGGATCCGACTAGTGAAATAGTAAACATCAAGAGTCCATTTAGACTACGTCAAGGAACTCGCATCGGCGATCTAGCAGGCGCCCATAGCGGCATGTTTGTTGAGGACTATGACCTAAATGCTGCTGTAATTGGCACACAAGGATATACCGATGCATATAATACCCGATATGGTTACACTCCGGACTCACCTAGCACACCAATCCGCTACTATGTAGCAACCATTGACGATGCTGGCGAGCCAATGTTCCCATATGTTGTAGGTGGTGGTGTAAAATCACACACAGGATCAAACATTGTTTGGGGCGCAAAATATGTTACTGGCGGTATAGATTTAGCAAATAATACTCTATACTCTGGAACTGTTAATGCTAGTGCTACAAGTGTTGTCATCAGTACTAGTACTGAGACACAAGAAATTACTGGTGATACTGCCGCCCAATGGAAATTTGGAGATTTAGCTCCGGTTGAGTATGCTTGGAAGAGCTCACCAGTATATCCATTTGCTGTAGCTGAAGCACTATTACTAGCTAAACCTGGATTGTTTGCTGCTGAATTTTCAGACCCAACAAATATTCTAAGACCCACTGCAAATCCGCTGTTGTTGTTAAACAAAGTCTCACGCAAGCGTTGGAATTTTGCTAGCGACGCTGATTTTAGAATTCATGGAACATTTGATGCTGATGATAACTTTATAACAAATATTGGTTACACTCAATTTATTAATTCTTGGATTAGTTTCCAAGGTTTAGATCAGACAGATGATTTTGCTAAGAAGCTGCGATCTCTCAATGTTAAACTTGGTCATAGAATGGCCGGCTTCATTGATGAAGACACAACTGTTATAAGAACTGACCAGTATAGTACTACGGGAAAAGCTACAAGTTTAATTGTTCCTAAAGAAAATATTACTGTCCAAGTTCATAATTCACCATATAAGACACGCAACTTCTACAGCGGTGTAATCATTGAAAAGACTTTAACTGGATATAAAGTAAGAGGCTTTGATAAGAACTACGGATATTTTGATACTTTTGAAACCGATAAAACAAAGGGGCGAGAAAGAATTCAAGTAGGTGGTAAGCCTGCAGATTATATTGCTTGGGATCCGGGTGTACCTTATAAGAAGGACACAATCGTACAGTGGCAGAACGGTTTCTATAGAGCACCTAAATTTATTAATGCTACTACAACATTTGACGCTAGACAGTGGAAGAGACTTCCTTCACTACCACAAACAGGCGGCGCTAGTGCCACACTTTATCAAGTGCCAACAGAAAATATTGTCCGCGTAGATTACGAAACAGAATTTACAAGCGTAGATAATCTTTACGATTTCTTGATTGGCTTAGGATATTATCACCAGTCACAGGGTTATGATCTAAACGATTTTGATGAATCAATTAATGAGGTTCGCAACTGGTCTTACGCTGCAAAACAGTTCTTGTTCTGGACTACAGGACGTTGGGAAGTTGGCAACACATTAGAACTTAGCCCGCTCGCAAGAAAGATTGCGTTTGAAGCACCGCGTGGATTTATTTCTAAGATTAACAGAACTGATAGAGAGCAATTTACAATTCTAGACCAGGATGGTATTGCTATTACTCCAACAGAATGTGAAATTCTGCGTGAAGATAACAGAATTGAAATAACACCTCCCGAAGGCAAGCAGATCTATGGCCTTGTATTGTTTACTAAAGAAATTGAACATGCTATTACTGTTGACAACACAACTATCTTTAACGACGTTATCTTTGATACTAGATTTAATCAGCGCCACACACGTCTAAAGATTAAGGCAACAAGAACCAAGGGATGGAAGGGTCGCTTATTAACAGAGGGTTTCATTGTTAACGGCAGCGAACTATTACCTAACTTAGACAACATGGCAGAGAGTTTAGGCCGATACCATGAACTAGGTTTTATTCCTGTTGAAAAGGCTATCTACAAAGCTGCTAGAGGAATGTTTGGTTTTGAAGAACGCGATTATCTTAAGGATCTAGATATTTCCGAAGACGATCAGTTTGAATTCTACCGTGGCATGATTCAAAACAAAGGTACATCAGAAAGCCTAAGAAAAATTGCAGCAAGTAACATTGTTGTACAGGGCAATGTTGCAGTATATGACGAGTGGGCATTAAGAGTAGCTGACTTTGGTGATACAGACAATAATCAAAGCGTTGAACTAAAACTTGAAAAAAGTGAGATCGTCAACGATCCGCAGCTAATCACATTGGCTTTCCCGGAAGATATTACTGGTATTGTTGAAAAGATCGATGTTATTAAAAAGCGTTACAAGTATTACGGCGCACCAGAAATTGTTATTAGTGCGCCAACTACTGGCACAAACAGAGTACAGGCTACTGCTGTTGCAACATTAAACTCAGCAAGAGAATTAGATACTATTACAGTAACAAATTCTGGCTTAGGTTATCAAATTCCTGTAGGCGTAACAATCATCGCAGGTAATGTTATCACCGATACAGTTGATACAACTTTCCAGCGTGTAACAGCCATCAGCACAGGAGATTGGATTGCTACAACAGGTGCCGAACTATCAGGTAATGTTGTAATTACTGATCACTTTGGCAATAGCAATGTAAGCGTTAACTTATCAAATGTAACTAGTGCAGCTGATATTGTCACTGCTATTAATAGCAGCCCCGGCCTAGGCGGAAATATTACCGCTGCTGTATTTAGAAGTGATGTTGAAGAAACATTTAATGCAAATGCTCTAGTATCTAATGTTACCTATCAAATAGTTAGTGTTGGTAGCACAAACTTTACATTGATCGGTGCTGCTAATAATAACGTAGGAACCGCATTCGTTGCTTCAGGTCCCGGTATTGGCACCGGAACAGCAAATGCAGTAGTGGCAAAATATACATTAACTATTACTGGTAACGATTTCAGCATCGTAAGTGCTGCTGCAAATCTACATCTAACACCTGGCAGATATCAACCAGCGCAACGATATTCAGTAGTTGGTGCAAATACCACAGTTGCCGGTAATATTACAGTAACCGTTGACGGTGTTGAAGTAAATCAATTTGTTAATGGTGCAAACTCATCAGGTGGATACAACTGGACTTTTGACGAAGGCGACAGATGGCGTCATGAACTACAAGGCCAGTTGGGCCCAAGCGGATCATTTACCTATACATTGGGCACCGGCACTGAGCACAGTAGCTCAAACATTGCTGCTGAAAATAATTATGTAGTTGACGGTGAATACAATCACCTAAAACTTTATATCAATGGTTTCCATACCGGTTATACAGATGTTGAAGTTCCAAATCAATTATTGTTAGCAAATTCAGCTGTCGCAGGTAGCACAGAATATCAAAATGTTTGGGAAGTAAATGGGTCAGGCAACGAGATCACACTTTATATTGATCGACTACCAAACTCAGTAAAATACTTCTCCGCTACTTCAAACAATAGTTGGGTATTACCTGCTACTAACCCAAACAAAGTATCAGATCCAAAAACACTTATTAAAGTAGTTGAAGATGGTACCATACAGTTTACAAATGACTATCGAGGTGATCTACCAGACAGCGTGTTAAACATCGTTGTTAAGGTACAGGACGGTATCGCAATTAAACTTGGTGCTGGAAGATCATATGAAATTACACCTGAGATAGCCGGCGACGATGTTATCCTGTTTGATATTGACGACGCTGAAAGATTCTTAAAGAAACCTTCTGGTGTTCGTGAGTACAACCTATGGCCAACTACAAAACAAATAAACTTCACAGGTATTTGGGATAATGCATTCCTAAGAATACCAAATGCTGGATATGTGAATCCTGCTAATATAAATTTCATGTCATATAGTATAGCTGACCTTCCAGATCTATTCAGCGATAATATTATTGTCAAACCAGCCGGCGGACACTTGATTCACGTTGCAGTATCCGAAAACAAGGATTGGAACGTATACAAGCTAGCACCAATTGATTCGACTATTTCATTCTTGCATCAAGCACAGGGATCAAACAGCGCCAAACTTGTTACAAATAACAGTTTGTTTAACTACCTAGACTCAAACATGATCGGCGAGTCTGATACCGCTAGATATCTAGATTACTTCCTAACTCTTAAGAATGCTGATGTTAGCGACAATGTAGTAGTTTGGACTAACGAAAGAATTATTCAGCAGCGACAGGCTGATATTACAAATCCAAAGGCCCCAAGAATGATTGAAGCTCGCATTAAGAGCATCGGTCCTGCTCCTGGTAGTAATATTGCTATCGCTGATTATAAACCAATTACAACTAAAATTTATGCTGATGTACAGGTGAGTAACTCAGCCGCTGCTAATACACTGGTATTGAATTTTAGAAATGTACACAATATCAAAGAAAACGATGCTATTACACTAGCAGCAACATCCGGTGTACAATATTACTCAAATGCTACTGTTGTACTAAACAGCGCAGGTAATGTTACATTCACTAGCGTAAGTTCACTACCAAGCGAGTTTACTGCGCCTGCTTATGTAACGCTCTACACCGAAGATGCAAACATTTACAATAAATCTGTTTTTGTTAAGAGTGTTAATGTTGCTGCTAACACATTTACTGTAACAAACAGTTATTTTGCTAATTCAAATGTGCTGGTTGGATTGGGTAATATTGATTATCTATTAAATGTTACGCCTAACTATGACGCTGGCAATACAGATGTATACTATCTAGCAGCAAATGTAACCAGTAGAAAACTTGAAATATCAGGCCCCGAACTAGCTAATATTGTTTCAGGTGTTCAATATAATGCTGTTGCAAGTAATGTATTCTTTAACGGAAACGGCAATATCTCAATTGAAACATTCGACTTTATTCCTACTAACTTTAAGGTTCCTGGAAACATTACACTTTATGCATCAGGTGATTCCACTGCTAACGGTAATGTGTATTATGTAGAAAGTATTGATCGTAGAGGTGGATTTATTGTTGAAGAGGATATGGCTTTCCCTGTAGCTACTTCTCTAGTAGTTAAGGACCCTTATTTTTCTAATGCTAATATAATCTATAATGCTAATGCTAATGTGACCTTTAATGGTTATGGTAATATTACAATTAATAGTGCCGGTGCTATTCCTGCTAACTTTGCAGTACCTGGTTATGTTAAACTGAGAATTGGCCCCGGCGGACTAACTAGCTCAAACAATCGTCCTGTATATGTTACAGCCGCAAACCTAACAACAAATACTTTTACAGTAATTAATGACGGATTATTTACAACTGCTAATGCGACAGCAAATCTAAATGTTGTTGGATACAGTTTAGAACTACCATCAAATACAGTAAGTGGCTTA